TAAATCTACTAAAGATGAATGCTCCATACGGAACAGTCATAAGATGTTCTGGAGGATTAAGAACTACAACAGGAATTCCTTTTAATGAAAGAAAAGAACCTTGATAGTCATCTAAGGTTAATCCTCGTCTATTGTTTGGACGTTGAAAATCAGGTTGTAAATCAAGAATTCGAGAAAGAAGAACTGCATTAGCACAAAGAATTCCATCTATTCCTGCTTTTGTGCATTTAAGTTGCAGCTCAGAAAGAGTATCTGGAGTAGAATTAATAACGCTGACACGATGACCAATCAGCGCCGCAAGCTTAGAAAATCGTGGAAGAAAACTTTGTTGATCTGGTGTAGTGCAAAGAAGTAAGTGCATTTAGATTTTAGATTCCATAAAATCTTCTGGAGATTTCTTTTTACATTTATGAACCTTGCCATAGTTATTCACAAGCATCCAACAACCATCATAATTTTCCCAGTGAAGATTACTTTTTCCACAAAATTTACATTCTATTGAATTTTCATCATCATCATCAAGGATCCAATCTTCTATGGTCATTGAAAAAGTGGAGAGGGTTGTTAGCCCTCTCCACTATTTTTTACACTACTTCGGGATTCACTACGTTGGCATAGATTTTAGTCTTATCTTTTTTATCTTGTCTATGCTTAACCGTAGCAGCGATTGCTACATTTTGAACTGCTGCAAGAATTTCAGAAACTCTTTTTCCTTGCAGTCCCAAACCATCAATGATGGGCTTAATGAAGAGTTTGAATCCACCCTGACCAAACTCATTGTCCATCGTAAACAGTTGAGAGAACTTCGTTCCTGCTTCTGCTGGAGCAGCGCCTGGATCTTTCAACTCCAAAGTTTCAATGACAACAAATCCAGCTTCGATACACGGCTTGTCATTAACAACTTTGTTAGTGAGAGAAAGATTCAATTTGTAATGACCGACAGGAGGAATTTCAAACGGAGGAAGATCCTGCAGATCATCAATGCTTGCATCCATTAAATCTTCGATTGGAATCACTTTATCTTCTGCCATTGTAGTTACCTTATTTGGAAATGGAAGTTGAAGTTGACTGAATAATTGATGACGAATCAATAGGCGTCTATATCTCCTTGCGAATTTTTCAAGTTTCTGTTTTGTATAAATCATCAGCTTGCTTTTCGCTGAAGAAGTGAGAGAATGTTTTGCGCCCCTTCTTCTAGCTTTTCTATTTCTATCCCTGTTCTACTACCTGTCATGATTCTTCCGTCATGGGTGGTAGAACTAAATGCACGATGGCGTTTATTTACTATATCAAGATATACAATGTTGTCGAAGTAACGGCCAAATTGACGACTGAAGTTTCTTGTTCCAGCAGCAGGAAAAATCATTTCTACATTATTTCCTGCTGCTTTCTCGCCACCGCCGCCGGTTGTATCTTGAATTTGTTCGATCATTACTTCATGACTTACAGCTACGCAGTTAAAATTTCCTGCTTGCATCGTTCCAAAGATACGATCAAGCATAAATCCCTGCGCCCGGTAATCATGAAAGGTTGGTTTATATTCCCAATTATCTTTTAGATTTTCTGCCTTTGTTATTGCGTTCATGGCAGAGAGACTAAGTTGTGTAACGCTATTAATGACAAGCCAATCAGAAGTAGTAAACTCGTTAAGACAGATACGAGTGAGATTATCTTTGCAATCAGGAGAAGGGCACGCAACCTTACCATGCTTAAAACAAATGAAACATGGAACTCCCTTAAGGACTTTGAGTAAAGTCTCAACAGCCATAGGGATAATTTGGGTATCAGGAATGCGAAACACAGTGATATTACTGCGATACTCTACAGGAAGTATATTTGGATTAAGTAGAGTTTTGATTCCATCTTCTAGATCAAACCACCAGAGTTTCTGATTTGCCCGCGCAAGTTGACCAACGAAGGCATCTTTGCCAACTTTTGCACGACCATAAACAAGAACACGACTAGTTGCTTTAGATTGATATTCACTTAGAAGCATTGCCTCGATATCCTTTATGGAATGGAGAATGACAGTAATTACTTAGTCCACAAAAAATGATTTCGTATTCTTCATCTTTAAGAATTGGAGCATCATATTTTTTAATGCATGGAATACACATAGAAAAAGTCTGACCTCTCCAATCATCATTCTTCCGACGATACTGTAGTAGTAGAATATCTGATTCCTGAAATGAGTTCAGAGAGCTTAAAGATGAAGTCCGGATTTTCTGAATATCCATTTTCTAATGTCCATGTATGAAATGAGTCATTTCTGGTGGAATCTTTAAGGTCGCATATTCCGTAATGCGGGCATCTACGAGAAAAAGTCCAACAGCTATTTCCTCGCTTTGGGAAAAGTCTAAGTTTGCGATAAGTCTCGATGGTGGAATGATCAAGCAAAAGGTCTTGGAGCCAATCTGCTCTTTGACTTCTGTTTTTTGTAAATTGAAAAACTGACCAATTTCTACTTGTTGTGCTATAGACATAGTAGAGAACATTGAAAGTAGAAATTTGTATTGTATGTTTAGCTATAGCGTCGAGAACAATACTATAACCAAGTGCTTGGTCACTATTTCCGTAAGCTGCTTCATCAGGATATCTGGAAGACGTGGTTTTTATTTCTACTATTTTTAATTCTTTAGTAATACGATTCTGAATAATTACATCTATGTGGCCTACATGAAAATAACCATTTTCACAATCTATCCAGAAAAGTAATTCACTAGCTGGACGTTCATTGAAAACAGCTATTGTCCAAGTATCTTTAATTTGATCCCAAACATCAATAAATTTAAGAACTGCTAGATATGCAAAGAGAAAACTTTTTTGTTTCTTTGGAAGAACCGTTTCGAGATCAGCTTTCCAAGCGAGGAAAGTTGTATAAAGAGCAAAATTCTTATCTTCATTAACAATATAGTTTTGAACTCCTGCGCCTACAGCATGACCGAAGATGAAATCAACATTTGAAGTTTCTTCTTGCTCGGCGCCAGCCCTAACTATTTTTAATTGTTGAAATTTTCTTGGACATTCATGAAGAACTTCTCGTTGACTGTAGCTTGTAACGTTTATGAAACGATAATCGTTTCTATAACTTTTTTTAGTAGTAAGATATGCTTGTGAACTTGGAGATATTCCTATTGGAGTATCCAAGAATTCTTCAAAAGAAATCATTATAAATCGTCAGCTAGAGATTTGATTATTTTAGTAGAAGATGATGCAGAAGTATAAATATATTCTTCATACCATTCACCTTTGCAGTGATTGTATCGCACATCTTGAATATTTTCAATTAGTTTATTCTTTTTTCCTGTAACAAGATCAATTTCAGGATCTAAATTTTTTTCATGTCCACAAGACCAATCACCACTATTTGAAGAATTGTGTCGAACACCAATAAGATGTGCACAGTCCCTACAAATTTTATATTCGCTTTTCATGATTTCTTTTTTTCTACATCTATTTTATTTTTAACTTCTCCGCGCACAATCTTTCCATTTTTTCCTACGCAGATATGGAGATATTGATTTGCAGAAAGTCCATAACTTTTATTTGGGCCAGAAATTGTTCTTATTTTTCCACCAGATTTTCTGCAAGCGTCAAATTCTGCTGGCATAACCACTCTCCCCTTAATCGTAAATCCACTGGCGAGCAATTTCACACAAGGCGATGAATACGGCGTCTTTGTCACGCTCTAGCTGCCCTAACTGTGCGTAGGGCACCAGATCAGGATGAGTCTTTTTCTCTCGGTCATACGTTTCGCCGTATATCCATCCCATAGCGATGTATGCCTGCATCCAACTACCATGTAGTTCCTCCGGGGACGCTGACCGCTGCGGCCCGCATTGGCGCTCGATCACGTCGAGGAACTGAGCTTTGAAGGCTTGTTCTCGCTCGGCCCATAGCACCGGAATAACTGGCGCGCCAGCAGCAATCGCGGCAAGCCGTGCTGCATTGTAAACAAATTCTGCGCGGCGCTCGGTGAGTGTGTCGAGGGTCACTTGTCCTTTCTGAGTGCCGCGCGAAACGTCATGGCGCGCTCGTCAGTGCGAGGCGCTCCCCAGTGTTCGCGCGCCTGTTCGAGCGTTAGAGGGCCGCGGCAACCAGCATAATAGTGTCCACTTGGTGATTGCAGCAGCGCCCACTCACTGCGGGCGAGTTCCGTCCAGCCGTCCGCAATGATCCGTCCCGCGCCGCGCACGCTAAGCTGCGCCAAATCGCAAATGTTAAACTGCGCCGATTTGATCACGTCGAGCTGCCCAGATTGGCGCAGTTCAAGTTGCGCCGATTTAATTACGCTAAGCTGACCAGCGTCGCGCACAATAAGCCGCCCTTCGTCCTGCACGCTAAGCTGACCAGTGTCGCGCACTTTGAGCTGGGCCGAGTCGATCACACTGAGCTGCGCCGAATCGCGCACAATGATCCATCCTCCGTTGAATACAATGATCTGTCCTTTATTGCGCACGCTGAGTTGTCCAGCGTCGAGCATAATAAGCCATCCGGAATCTAGCACAGTAAGCCATCCAAAACCGCGCACGTTAATTTGTCCCTCATCCTGCACATCAAGTTGCGCTGAATCGCAAATGTTGAGCTGCCCAGAATCGCAAATGTTGAGTTGTGCTGATTGACGCACAATGAGTTGCGCCAAGTCGAGCACGTCGAGAGTGCCTACCAGCCGCACGGCGCCGGTGATAGTGTGGACGCCCTCAGTGAGCGTTTGCTCGCCGCGTATTTCGCGCGTCCCATCAGCAGCAAGGGTGTATTGGATGGCGTTCATGCAATTTCTTTTGCTGTCATTTGGTCTTCTTGGAGTTTCATTTTCGCT